CTACCTGCGTCTGTAGGATCTGAAGTCCATAGTGATACATAAACTGTTGCAACTGATGTATATGTTGTGTTGCGCAATGTTGCATTGATTAGCGCATTTTCGAGAAAATTCGACATTTCAGCCATTTTTATTACTCCTGTATAAATTGATTACTTTTTGCTAGGTTTTCTGATTCTAATATTACTTGTAAATTAGATGGTATATGAAGTCCTGATACTAATTTACCTCTTAAAGGAATAATGTGATCTACATGATACTTTCTTCCTTCAATGTTGCTTTTACGTTGTGCTACTTCATATATTCTTTTAATTTCTGCTCTATCAGACCACTTAGGCATCCTTAATAACTTTGTTGCCCTTTTTCTAGCAGATTGTTCTAATACTTTTTCTGGGTATTTTAATGCCCATGCTTTCATCTTGAGTCTATTCATTTCTTTAAACTCAGGATCGTTTTTATTTTTATGATAGTATCTTTTTGCTGCCTCATTTAATCTATCTTTATGAGCATCATTCCATTTCTTAATAGCTTTCTTAACCTTTTCAGGATTATTTAAAGCGTATTTCTTTTTTGCTTCTTTACTCATTAACTATCTTGGGGTTACACTCAATGTTGTATATGCGTATGTTTGACCTAAATCACTCTTCTTAATATTAGCAATAGCACGATCATAAAGAGCAGACCAAGTAGCGATTCTAGGATCATTGTATAAATATGGTTCTGCTTCTGCTAGAGTTGCGTAAAGTAAAGCGTCTGGGTAGTATGCTAAATACAAGTTACTAGCTGTTGTGCTAGAAATAAATGTAGGTTGAGCATAGTATAAAATTTGAACTGTGTATGATGTATCTTGGCTAGGTGCAAATTGGAACTCTGTACCTAACATAGTAAAGTAGTGTGAACGACCTGATAATGTTGTTTGACCATTACGGAAGAATAGATCAGGTGTTTGAAACTCTAATAGAATAGGAGGATTGCCTTGTAAGTGCATCTCTCTTAACTCTAAGAAATCAGATGGGAACGCTACTTTGTTATCAGTTGGGCTAGTAGTCGCAACCTTTAACATTCTTTCTGTTCTTAAATCACGACTCATTCTTAACTGTGCCATCTGAACGAAGTCAGGTATAACACTTGTCAAGTCATTACGAGCTAAGTAGCTTTCTACTGTCGCTGTAAACGTGGTGTAGTTAGTTAAACTCATCTAATTGTCCTTTTAATCTTTCCCAGCATTTGTCCATTTCGTCTTTATGCCATTCAGCACTAGCTAGTGAACGTAACCATTCAGTTCTATCTGGGTATTTTAAGTTTTCTATATCTTGAATCTTGTTTGAAATAGGTATTGCCGGACTATGATCTGAAACAATCACAGGGATACCATGAATACTTGCTTCTACATCTGCAACACTACCAAAACTCACAATAACATGAGCTTTTTTCATAGTTTGCTTAAAATCACCTTCACCTTTACGCTTAACCACAACTTTACGTTCTGTATATTTGCGTATTTCCTCTATCTTTTGGTCTAACCAATTATATTTTTGGTAGATATAGGCTATTTTGTCAGCAGGTGGCAGTATTACTACGTTTTCACCTGACCGATATTCGTGTGTTTTAGGTATTTCTCTATCTGAACTACGCCAATCTGTGCAATGATAGTTATTTACGCAGAATCTAGCCCAAGATAAGTCTGAAGCTCTGTGAAAATAACCATGATCTATGAGAATATAGGGTATATTTTGTCTCATACACTCCATTTGTATATTATCAGCACCATGTAAATTGCCAACAACTACAGGAATAGACTTACCATCCCAATCTCTTGTTAAAATACCCTTACAATGCGTTTGTAAGCGTTTTAAGACGTTATCTCTGCGTTCTATACCACTCAGTATTAACTGCATCTAAAACCTGTTCTACAGATATGTTTTTCGCTTTTAGAAGGCAATGGCTACATACGCTATGAAAAGTCCCACATGGCTCTGAACCGTCATGTATATTTCTATGGGTGTCATATCCTAAATGCCTCGGTGAAGTAAATCCTGTCCAAATAACTACAGATGGTATGCCTAAAGCTGCTGCTGCATGATGTAAACCACCGTCTGTTCCTACAAATAACTTTGCTTTGCTTAATACTTGTAATGCGTTTCTAAAGGTAGCTGTTTCTTGCCACCTTGTGTATTTAGGTGTAGATATATCACCTAATTGTAGCCATGGTAAATCATGTTTAAGTAATGCTTCCCATTTATCCCATGACTTATTAACTGTATGTAGATATGTCTTTTTAACATTAGGTTCTACGACAATGTAGTCACCTTTATCAAAACTATCTATCCACTTCTTTTCTTCGTGACTAAAGAATATCTCACCTGCTTTAGGTTTATAGTCATCATTAAAGATAAGATGTTTACCATCTGAACCTTTTAGATAAGGTCTTTTACCAGGATAGTTTGCTACCCATACTACGTCTGTATCATCTTTAGTAGCTAATCTAGGATTGTTAGCAAAGATATGTGGATCAATAAACATTTGGTGACCATTGCCAAGTTTTACTTTCTTACCTGTGCTTTGGTTTGCTTCTTTGACTTCTGCTGAAGCCATGATCCAATCACCCATACCCATTATATTTGGGTTGCTACACTCTCTATGACTTCACGCCATGATCTGTCATCTTGGTAAATTAGTCTCATGTGGCGATACCATGGCATACTAGGTTGAGCATAACGCCATTGGTGATACTTAGGTACTAGACACCATGTTTTAACACCCATAGCACTAGCACAATGTTGAGCTGTAGTATTGACACCTAGAACCATATCTAGTTCAGCAATCATAGCTGCTGTGTCATCATAATCTTTTGCGTCTGTTGCAAATTCAAAGTATTTTACGCCATCAATTTTGCGTTCTACGCTATAATCTAGGCTTACTAATTGTATATCTTTGCGTCTTAATAGTGGTTGTAAATCATCTTCTGTGAGTTTACGACCTTTAGCATTAGTAAGTTTAATGCCACCTTTTGTAGTGATACCTATGACTTTCTTTTTATAAGAGTCAAACAAAGCTCTCCACATAATACGTTTTTCAGGATCAGCTTTTAGGTAAGGTGTGCCAGGAAAGTCTTTATTGTTATGTCTAAAGAACTCTGGTAATCCACCTACACCACATCTGTAATCAAATTCTTTATCTGCTATCCATTCAGGATGAGCTTCTTTACGAGTACCATGTACTTCTGCTTCAGGAAAGCTACGTCTAAATAATGTTTCTAGTTTAGGGTCACAGTCTATATAAACTTTCTTACTAGTTTTGATAGCGTCAGGAATACATGAGCCATAGAATATCTCGTCACCTAAACCTTGTTCACCATAGATAACTAATGTTTTATCAGGTGTGCCATCCCATCTTACTTCGTTACCATATACCCATTCTTTACGGAACTTACCACCTAAAGACTTACCCCATTCTTTCCAGCCTTTATCATATTCACCTTTGGCTAGATAACTATGTGCTAGGTTTAATTGTGCGTGTAAATCTGTAGGATTGCATTCTAAAGCCATATTACATGACTTCTCTGCATCATCCCATTTAGACATCTGTACTAGCGTTGCTGCTGCATTAGAATAAGCTAAATTGTAACTAGGGTCTAATTCTGCTGACTTTAGGAAGTATTGTATAGCTTCCTCTGGCATATCCATTTCGTGAGCTGCACGACCTAGAGATGTCCATAATGCTTTGTTACCTGGTTGTTCTTGTAATGCTCTACGGAAGAATTGGTAAGCAAATGCTGGTTTATCACCTTGTAGCCAAATATAACCTAAAAAGTTTAGTGTAGCTGCATCATTAGGATATGTTTCTAATACTGTGTAGATTAGAGGTAATGCTTCGTCATACGCTTCCTTAGTAATAAGGTCGTGTATAGCTAATTGTATATTCTTTAATTCGTCTTTATCCAACTACTTTAATCCTTTAGAACTACTTGTAAGAATATGATTGTCATGTATAAGAGTAGCTAATTTATATCCTGCTTTCCATGCTTCCCACATCTTCTCGTCATCATATTCTAGTTTAGACATAGATGGACTTTGTAAAAAGACACGTTCATACCAGTATTTAAACTCTGCGCTATAATTATCCACGTTTAGTAGTCAGCTTTAAGTATGGATAGTTCTCGTTGATCTCTTTCATCAACTCTTTTGTTTGGTTAGGGTTATATATATCTATCCCTTTTTGTTTTAGCTGCATTTCCACTACTGGTGGAATACTAGCAAAGTGCGCCCATTCTTGTTTAACGCCTTTATCCCATGTATCTGGGTTATCTCTTGCTTGTTTAATCTTGTCTAACATTCCACTTATATCTTGTGTAGAAGTTAGGTAGTATGTATCTTTAGCTGGGTCGTAATCAAAGTACTGAGTTACACCTGTTACGCTATTGTGATCAAATAATATTGGCATATATAAAAATACAAAGAGGGCGAATTAACACCCTCTATTGTATCATAACTACTTACTAAGCACCTACGTTTTGTACTTTAGCATGAGCATCTGGGTTTTGAACCACTAATGCGTATTCTGCTGTGAGTAACCATTTTGTGCTATCGCCTGTTTTAGCAAGTTCTTCTTTGCTCATTGGGCGTAGTGAAGCTAAACCAACATAACCAGGATCAACGCAGAGAACAGCTTGATCTCTCATGAAACGGTCTAGTTTAACTGTGTGGTTACCGAAGTCTGAAACGTAAACGTCTGCAGCGCCAGTAATTGTTGCTTGTGTTGTACCTTGAACATTGTTGAACTTAGTAGCAATACCTGCAAAGCCTGAGAAACGAGCTTTGTTAGTTGCTGACATAAGGATTAATGATGGTTCGCCACCATCTGTCCAAGCTAATTGTAATGCTGATTTCAGGTCTGCTTCAATGAATGTTACAGAAGTACCATCTGTTGGTGATGCTACTGTGCCATTTGAGAAGCCAGGTGTTGTACCTGCTGTAGAACCTGTTGCAATTACTCGGTTAGTAATCCAAGATTCAATACCTGCTGTTGATCTAGCTGTTGCTGGACCACCTGCTGAAGAAGCTTGGTTACGTACGATTGCATATTCCATGTCACGTTTAAGTTCTTTACCAGCTTTCATGAGTTGGTAAGCAACTTCAGACTTACGACCATACTTACGTACTACGTCATATGTGTTTGAAATTTGAACTGTCTTGCGTGAGATTTGTGTGTAGTTACCTAATACTGTTGTAGCAGGTAATGTTGCGAATGAAGCGTCATCACCTTCAACAGATGTATTAGTACCTGCTGCTGCAAGTGCGTCTGTTTGCCATTGATGGTATGTTTGACCTGCTGTCATACGTTTTGCTAATGAAAGCAATGGTGTATCTTCTGGAGAAATATCAAAAATGATATCCTCAAATGATTCTGCTATACCTTTACCGGTGTAGCTATTGGTTGCTGATGCTGCCATGATTATGGTTTCCTTTGTAAATTAAAGCATGTTTTCTATGAGTTTTGCAGCCATATCTGATTTGCCTGTCTTACGTAATGATTCACGTAATTGACGCACATTAGAATTGGCTTCGGCTTTTGTATCTTTAGCTCCAGGTTTCACTACTGGTTTAGCGCTTGATACTTTTTTCTTTACAGTAGAATTTTGTTGTAGTTTGCGCCATTGCATAGCGTCATGCAATACCTTCACGTGACGAGGGTCAACAATTGCGTTGAGTT